GGGGGTCAAAAAAACCCTACAGAACCCCCCTGGTTCCTGCGTGTCTTAGTAGGGCAATATTTGCTCGCCCCTACCACTAGGTATGCTCGCACAAGGCTCTAGGGGGCTTCCCCCGCCTAAAATGGCCTAAAAATGACCCTTTTTAAGGGTTTTTAGGGGTTTTCCTTGCAAAAAGGGTACTTTTTGGGTCCCCGGAGGCTTTATGGAGTAAAATGACTGGCTCCGGGGGTTATTCGGGGGATTTTCCTGCTTAATTCTGAACTAAAAAAAATGACACGCACGACAAGCTAGAACACGAATCAGAAAACACTAGCCGTTAAGGTAATACCGTATTTGGCCCAGCAACCGTTCCTCTATTAGAACGCCTTGCTCGCCTAAATTTACTTATTTGAACACGCGTAGGTGGCCTTTGTTGACCGTCAATTGCATATCCTCTTGGCGCTGTTTTCTCAAATTCAACTCGGATTTGTGCAACTCTGTTTCCTAATCCAGTGAACGAGTAAGCCATTTTTAATGCTAATTCCAATGCTAAAATCTCAATAAACAAAGGAGAAAATTTTGTAATAATTGTTTGATCAAAAATATAACGAAAATTTTGAGTACCATTAGTATCAACAGTAAATTCAGATCCAGTCAAAACTTGGCCATCCTCGATTTGATATAAATCCGTAGGGGTAATCAATTTTATAGAGTCGTCCCCTATAGTTAATAAACGAATAAAATCAGGTGGGAGATTATATGCTTGAGAATATCCAAAGGCCGGTGCTGTAGCATCAGGAGTTATTTGTTTTCTTTTGATAGCAAAATTCCATGGATGGCTTTCTAAAACAACACGGCGAACCTGATCATAATGTCGCGCACATGTAGTTTCAGGAGTGGTTAAATTATCCCCGGAAAGTCTTGTGATAGGTTTTTGTTTCAAATGGTCAAGCGCAAAATTACATATCTCAACCGCGGAAGTAGGTGCGGGCATAATATCCTCCTCAAGAAAAAGCGGCGTATCTGCTTATGAGATACGCCGCTCGGTTTTAATCGACAACAAGAGAATTACCCTTGAATGAAATAGAATCTTCCACTAATTGTACCATCAGAAGATCCAACCGTATTCGCGGTGAAAGCAATATCATACCCTTGCTTTTTCGTAATAACGGTGTCACCGGCATGTTCAGACAATTTCCGTGGTAAATTCTCAATAGCCACCGCTCCTAAACCATTCTTTTCAGAACCATTTGCAGCAGCCGCAGACATATCGAGTCCATCGGCAAAAACATCCTTATCAATAACTAAACCATCACCTTGATCCGTGGAAGTTTCATACAATCCTAGATCGTAATCAGTACCAACGGTAATAGAGTCGTTATTAATCTCAAACTTGATCGGAATCAAATTCGGATTTAAACTTTTACAAACACGATAAATAGAACCATCGTCGTCTGCCGCAGCAACTTCAAAGGTAAAATTCGTTGCTTGAAGTTCTGCACCGCTAATCTGTGCTGGATTCCCCAGCTTGCCAGCGGCCAAATCTGCATCTACATATTTATCTTCAACAGCCATTGGATTATCCTCCTATTAAAAATTACAATTAAATTTTAGTCAGTTGTATTCACTTGCTGAACGAGAACACCTTCTGTTCTCACGGCCCCTAGAATACCGGTAATTTGGACTTGCTTTGTATCAATAAAGTCAGGGCGATCTTGAATCTTGATCGTCATATCTTTAGAGATACCATAACATAATCCTCGACCAGCAAACGCGATATTCTCTCGAACGCCACCACCAGTGACATTCAAGATTGGATCAGGTGCATTAGCAGCGAACACAACAAGATTGATCCCAACGGCCTTTACAATTTCCCCTTGCTCAACAACAAATGCTCGGGTGAAATCTCCAGAAGTTAATTCCGTTTCTTGCATTAAATCCGTATGCTCATCACCAGAAATTGCAAGCACAAATGTTTCATTTAAATCGGTACCGACATCTTCATCGATCCAATTCTGCTTAATTTCAAGCAACTTTACATAAGTTAACCCCGCAGTAGCGTCAACAGTAACAACACCATCTGCTGATGCGGTAACAGTTGTTGCAAAATCACGGCCAGTTTCGACATCTGCAAATGCAGCGTCAGATCCTACCCTATCAAACACACGCTCCATAGCGCGAATACATGCTTCCGCATATTCACTTTCCGGATCGATCAAAAGGGCGCGAACATCAGAATCATCGATCGGTAGCGTAACCACAAATCGGCGTCTTTTGATTTTACGTCTGTTATGATCTATTTCATTGAAAACTGTGGGCTGGACACGACCTTGGACTTCTTGCGCTTCGATGGAACCTAACCCATCATAGGCAAAAATATCACCGGTCATTTGTTTGATACGTACGAAAGGTCGAAAGCGGGCGCGAATTTGTTGCGCTCTAACATGCAACATATCCGCAAATTGAATGATTAAATTATTATCTATCTGTTGCTGTGGCATCGTCTTATCCTCCGTATATAATTACCAAAAATTAAAATTTAATTTCGGTAACGATACCCGTTTTCGAGAACGGACGTTGCCTACGGTTTAACCGCTAACAGACGGACTCTATTTCAAGATACCCGCCGTTATGTGTTTCAAATTTAATCGTACTTCTAAAATAGCAATCATTAGCAACTCTGTCAAGAAAAAATAAAATTATTTTTTTGTACGTGCTTCGATACGCCCAATGCGATCATAGACATCTTTAACCTGTTGCGCTATATCCAAATGATCTTTGTGTGATTTATTTGTATACTCTGGTTTAGCCATAAGTACACGGGCTTGTTGTCTTAATTCATTAATACTGTCAGTACCAACCGGTACTTCCCCTTCACGCGGCATCACATCTTCATTAATGTACTTTTCACGTACCCCGTCGAGAACAGCCGCTATTACTGTTAAAGCCTCATTATTTAATCCTTCAATTTTACTTTGTAAGGCTTCCGGCAAATTCTCCTTAATCAATAGTTGACTATTTTTAAGCACCGTATCTTTACGGTCTTTAAAAAGATCATCAGTCATTTTATCAAAAGCATCATCACTCATTGCGGGATCAGCCGCGTTAGCTTGCATAACCTCAAGCATTTTAGCTTCGTACTTCCCTTGAATAATATTAACCTGATTCTGATTTAGCCCCGCTTCAAAAAATATTTCTTGAGCAAACTTCTCTAATTCAGGATCCTTAGTCACACCCTCCGGTAATTTAATTTCAGGCGCCGTATATCCATCTGCCTTTTCCGGTCGGCCCCACGATCGAGCAAACGCCTCTTTTTCCTCGGCAGAGGCATTTTCGTCTGGAATACCAGACGGCTTTTGACCAATCAAAGTTTCAGCCCCATCTAATTTTTTATATAACTGTTCAAAACTCTTAACATCTTTCAAATAAGGTTTATCCTTCAAATCCGCCGGAATCGTTTCAAAAAATGAGTATTTTTTATCATCCGGGGCTGCTGCGGGAGCCGCAGAAGATGGAATTGTAGCTGTTTGGCTAATTGGCTCCGTTGTTACGGGAGTGGGATCAGATGTTGGACTTGCTGTTGGTGGCTCTGTTGCTGGTGGACTTGCTGCTGGTGGATCAGTCTTTGCGGGTTCGTCTGCCATGTGTAGTTTCCTTTTTTGTAGGTGGTTTAATCGGAGTTAAAGGTTCTATCTCTACTGGTATCAATATGTTAGGTGGTAAATATTCTCTTAATTGAAGATACAGATTTCGGCGGGCCTCGTTATAGACGGTACTTTTGGTATATATTTCTTGGGTTTCTTTATTAGCAACCACACTTCGCCCTTGATACCCGCACTCAATCATCAGCCAGCGTAATACTCGTACTCCCGCATCGCTGCCAAATGCTTTTCTCATATCGGAAACTAACTGCCGCTCACGCTTGGCTTTAGCTGCCTCAATCTCTTTTTTTGCTACTGGTAATACCATTATTTAGTGGCTGCTGCCGTTTTCTTTAAAATTTCAGCACCTTGTTCAGTCTGATCCAACTCGACTTGTTCCTCAAGGGCTTCACTTTGCGCTTCCCTAATTTCATTAACATCTTTGCTAGGTAATATCAAATCCCCGGGAAATCCCCGCAATTCAGCGAATTTCTTGTACGCTTCATCTGAATTGATATTATCTTGCATTTGTGGGAACACATTCACATGCGCCCCGGCAAAATCAAATACCTCCGCAATACCTTGGGCTTCATCAGTCTGCATAACGCGCATAGCTGGGGTAAGATATTGAATATTATAAACATCTTGCCCTGTTTGCATAGCCTTTAAAACTTGTTCCGGAATTAAACGTGGTTCGATTCCTTGAGAAATCAAATCCGCTTCCTCTGGTGAACCGGCCACAACACCAAGTAACCCCTGATCCAAAAATAGATTAAAGGAACGCTCAACCATTGGAGTAAATAACTCAACAATTTGGCGAGCAAACAAACTTCCCAACGCATCGCTTCGGAGTTTGTTTCTGATCTGTGCCTCACCTAACGTCATTTCTTTTTCAATATTGAAATCAAGCAATATATCAATCATAAAATGTTCTTTGATTGCTTTCTGTAAATTTTCAATATGAACGGCTGTAGATTGTAACTCGCCTACGGTAAAGAGCGGAAATATTGGGTTATCACTTCCCAAGCGACCGGCTGGATTAAATACATTTAATGCACCCGCGGAAGTATCCACAACACCCCCGCCCAACTTACCGTCGTCTAGCAACCCGAGCGGCGGATCGAGTTGTTTTTCAATAGCAACTGTAAATGCTTCTTTCGCCGTGTTGACTTCTAAAATATCAGGTAGCGCGTCACTTCCAGAACCTCTACCATATACTTCATTTATATTTTTCTGAAAACGTGCTACCTTAATTGGCATTTCATCAAAACCACTTTCTAATAAAATCTTTCGGGTTTTTAATTCATAATGAATAGATACCCACGGCATATTCTGATTACCTCTTTTACGTGAATCAGTAATATCGCGAGGCTCAATCACATGAAGTATTTTAACTTTTCTTTCCTTATTACCTTCCTCATTCCATGCCTTAACTAATTCTGTACTTAAATTTTCCAAACCATATTTTTCAACTACCTTACGAAGCGGCCATTCAAATTCAAAATAAACTGTGTCAACAAAACCACTAGCCCCCTCATCAATACTCATCCCTTTAACATCCCAAGCACGATATGTAATAGGCGTTCCTGTCTTTGCCATATCAGATTTAAAAATTGCCATACCACTCGTACCAAATGTAAGTTGATCTCTCATATATTCTTCAAGAGCATTACTCAATCCGGCTTTTGAACTATTCATATGAAAGTGCATCTGATCTGTTACCCACTCGTAATAACTATTATGCTCAAAAGTTTTTTGAATATTAGATGGAGGATTCAAACGAATAGATTTAGCGCCATTACTCCACAAAGCACCAATCAAAGCAGAGGCGGCTTTACGCATCGCCATAATAGCAGTACCATCAAAAATATGATCGTTAAGAAATTCCCCGGGTTGGAAGGTCGTTTGAAAATCTGCTTTCCGAGTCATTATCATTTCAGCAAGAATTTGCCATTGCGTATTCCATACTTCTTTACGTGACTTCAACTTTTTATGACGTTCAAAGCGGTCAGATGTTTTATCAGGCATATTACCCTCCTATTAATACATGCTAGATCGTCCGCGCTTCGGCCGTTGCCGTGTGCGCTTCGTAGATTTCTTTTTATGCTTCATTCTAATTCCCTAAAAGTTTTCGCCGTGCCGTCGGTGTCGTTCCGGTAATTCCGAACGCTCCGCCTTGTGTCGCAAACAAGGCCAACCGCGCGCCACGCTTTGTTTTCTTCACAACCGAAGTCGGTTCTCCCGCTGCTGATGGCTCCGCTGTCACCGATGGTGCTGTAACTGTTGGTGCTGGCCCAGCTGTCGCCGTAGCCGGTGCCGAGCTTGATCTTGAAGATCTAAATAGCCGCGTTATAAATGACATTAGTTTACTCCTCCCGTAAAGATATTTCCTAGACTTTGTGTTTTTGTCCTGTTCCGTCGTCGGGCGGTGGTAATCAAACCACCTTTTCGTTTCCCGTCGGCTGCTTTACGGAAATTTCTCGTCGGTGTATCAATGGCTCTGACCGTAAATGCAAATGTCAACATTGTCGCATCAAATATATCCGGTGAGAAACCGCAATCCTTTATTATTCTATCCTTTGGAACCAATCTAATCAAGTTCTTTGATGTTTTTATAAAATCGGGTACTACCGCGCAATCCAGCATTAACGCATCATTATCCGGCATTGATACACCGCCTTCCTCAACCCAATCACGAAAGCTAATAGCCATTTCGGCCCGCTTATTAAGATATATGTCTGGTTCAATCGACTTGGAACCAAAATGTATAGCTTCGACTTCTTTTTGGTATCCGCGTTCATGCAATCTATCAATGCACCCGTAACCGTTACCAGCGTCCATGAATAATTTTGTAACCCGAAACCGGTCAATGTGCGACGCCAAGATACCAGCCAACCACATTTCCACTTGTTCACTTGGCACTTCTCCTTTCTTTGGATCATACACTATTGGTGGTAACATTTCTCTACCTCGTCGTCGAGCAATTACAATTCGGTCGTGCTTTCTAGCAGCATCAACTCCGTAAACTAATGCGGCATTGGGATGTTTGACCGTTGATCTAGCAGCCGTTTCGAGTGCCAATGCACTAATGAGCCTTTCACCGGTGGCCTGAAAAGCCTCTTTAACATTAAAAGGATATTCTTGCTTAAACAAAGATTCGCTTTTGAGGTCTGCAATTTTTTTACGTCGCCAATATAATTGACCATTAGTAAGAAAGTAGAGTTCTTTGAGTTCATTTTCCTCCTCCGATAACATAAAATCTTTAGGTGGTTCCCGGTAATATTCCTTCTGCCAAAACCACGGAACAAAAATTAATTGATAATCCCCGATCCCCTTCATTGCGTCCATACACATGAAGTAAAACAAATTCCCCATGCCGTTTGCCGTGCTTTCAAGAATAATCTCCGTACCCGGCATATCAGCAACCGATTGTAAGACACCCGTTGCTAATCCCTCTGTGTTCTCCCAAAACGCTACCTCCGAGCCATGAAATAGCTGTATGGTACCACCACGCCCCACTTTGGCGTTTCCAGCGGTTCCTAGCGTATATTCAGATTCTAAACCCTCAAATTTCATCTGCCGACGGTTCTGAATATTCGTCGTTGGTGCCAGCGGCCCCGGGCAATTATCTTGAAATCTCTCAACAATTTGATAAAGTTTTTCAGTGGTTTGCGCTTCGTGAGAAAGAATAAAGCAAGACTTACCTTTGTTACGTGTCGTTTTATGATAATACCTACCGGCCACATAGGTTGAACATCCTTGCTGGCGACCCTTTAAGATTAAGGCTCTGACTCTACCTTCGGATTGTAGTTGTTTTTCTAAACATTTGTGAAGATGTGTTTGCGTTGTATTAAATATAAAAGGAACCAACAGGCCCGGTTTATCTTTAATGATCAGCGCATGGCGCCCGAAGAAAGGAAAATCACTCTGTAGGCGACGGTGGCTGCTGCTTTGAGTTTCGTTCAAGTTCATCTAAATAATCCTGATAAGTCAAATCTAACCGTTTGGTTTCGAGTTGCATTTTAGGCTTACCTAGTAATCGATCAAGCAACTCACGAGTAGCAAATTCTCCTCCGTTTGAGGCCCGACGAATTAATTGACGCAATACAACTTCCCCTTTAGACATCCCGACATATTCCGGAAATATCCCAAGGGGATCATCAAACGGCTCTGCGAGAATTGCCTGTGCAACCGTTTTTATCTGTTGAACGGGAAATGAATCACGGCCTTCTAACCGTGGTACATTATTTTCCCATACGATTACAGCCTGTTTCATATTACATAACCACAGTTCCAGTATCCATAATTTGACCTAGATAGATAATTTATTTAATTTATTCTGTCAATTGTTTTTCCATCTTTGTTTAATAAAAACGTAGGGCAATCTGTAACAGCATAATTTACCCTACCATTTTCATCCTCAAAAATACGGATTTTTACAATTCTTCGTCCATTCTTTTCTGGATGGTTTAAAAACATACGCGGATGTTTATCGTCTAACTCCCCTATGCGTTCTTTGGATATTTCTTCATGGTAAATCCTGTTACCTTCTAGGTGCGCCCATCCATTTTTAGCGTATTCTATCTTTAATATCATATCTACCTACCTTTCTATCTATCTGTTTTATTCTCTACCTAGGTCAATTTTCTATTAATCCAAACCCGCTAACGGATTTCCTTGTGCGGCTGGTTCTGCTGGGCCTCCGGTACCGGGCATTGTCGGCATCATATCATCGACAGGCACCAAATCCGGATTTAAATCATTAAGAGTTTTATCCGCGGCGGCTATCTCCTTACGATCCTTTTTAGTTTTCAAAAACAATTCTAAATTCTGCACAGCATCAGAAATGTCTTTGCGTAATTCGATCACATCGTTATACTCCTCAATCTCGATCGGCAGTTCTTGATTGATAACCAAATCTTTCAACTGGTCGATTGTCATTTCAGCAATATTGTCGGTTTTGTGAGTTTCGCCTTGTTGATCAGATTCAACTTTGATAATGGCGCGCGTACGGACGGCTACGAAATCTCCATAGATCGTTGGCATTTTTCGTTTTTCAATTTTGTTCTTAACTACGCTAAGTGCGGCTAACATCTTGGGGACATTACATTGGTAGGAATACTTTTTTAATTTTTTTCCATCTGCGTAATACTGCCCTTCAATTGTTAAAGTGAACATTGCTGCCCCTCCTATTTGGTAGGTTATTAATAAGTATTTTTATTATATATTGTTTATAGGTACTTTTAAAGGATTTTTTTGAAAATTTTTTTACCATGAAATCTCAAATTGAGATATTAGATTTTCATGGTGGGACTCCTACAATTTTTTGTATGGATCCATACAACTATACAGTTGTAAAATTTTTTGTATATACGTATGTCTATACATTTGTAAAAAGTATAGCTGTGGTATAGTTATCCCCCATCGGTAAGTTAGATCCATACAACTTATAAGTTGTATCTCCCATCTGGGCCACAAAAATTATATTCCATCGGCGGCTGGGACTCCTCCCTCCAAGAGAGGGGGCTTAAATATATTTTACGATATGATACGTGCCGCCG